ATGAACATTTCCCACTTAGTAGAGAAAATTAAAAAGGGAGATAACAAATCATTTGAAAAGCTCTACAAGCTTACAGAGCGTGAAGTGTGGTTTACTTGTATCAGCTTTTTAAAGAACGAAACAACCGCACAGGACATTATGCAGGAAACTTACATAACGGCTTTTTTAAAAATCCAATCTTTGGAAAAATCATCACAAATCAGAAGTTGGCTTAACAGAATTGCCGTTAATAAGTGCAAAAATTATTTGAAAGGTAAAGGTGAAATCCAACTGGACGATGAAGTTTTTGAAAATCAGGCAATAGTTGACGAGCGTATATCAATTCCCGAAGAATACATTTCAGACAAGGCAAAGAGAGAAATTATTCTTTCGATTATGCAGGAAGTACTGTCCGATGTTCAGTATCAGACAGTGATTATGCACTATTTTAATGAAATGACTGTTGATGAAATCGCAGAAGTCTTTGAATGTTCAAGGGGTACTGTGCTTTCAAGGCTCAATTATTCAAGGGCAAAGATGAAAACTGCAATTGAAGATTACGAAAATAAAAGCGGTGACAGGCTTCACGGTGTTGTATTTGTTCCGTTCTTTACAACAATTTTCAGAGAGCAGGCAAAGAGCCTTGCAGTACCGAACATTACAATCAAGCTCCCGAACGGACAGACACTTGCAACATCTGCAACAAAAGGCTTTGCGACAGGTGCAAAGTCAACAGTTTCATCTATCGTAAAGGCAACAGCAACTGCGACAGTAAAAACCAAGGTAATTGCCGTTGTCTGCGGTGCTACAATACTTGCAGGCACATCAGCAGTCGGCATAAGCATTCTTGCAGGCTGTAACGCTGAGAAAGAACCGACAGAACCGTCAGTAATATCTTCAACCGTACAGACTTCAACCGTACAGACTTCAACTGTATCATCTGAGGTCAGCAAGGCTATTGAGGATAACGGTCTAAAAATCGACAAAGACGGCAACATCACTGATAAGAATGGTAAGAAAGTCGAAGTAAAAGACGGCAAAGTAGAAGTAAAAACCGATGACGGTAAGACAGTTACAGTTAAGGTTAACGATGTAAAAACTACGGTATCTAACAACAATAACAGCAACAAGGGTAACACCGAAAAGAAAGAAAATACATCATCAAAGAAAGACAACTCTTCAAAGACAAATACATCTGATAACGACAAGAAGCCAGCTAAGCCGAGCAACTCTTCAAGTAATAATCAGAAGCCAGCGAAGCCAAGTAACTCTTCAAGTAATAACCAGAAGCCAGCTAAGCCGAGTGAGTCATCAAAGACTGAAACACCTACAGCAAAGCCAAAGCAGGAGGTATGGGTAGTTGACTACAAAACAGTACACCACGAAGGCTATTGGAAAGTAACAGGCTCTCACGAGGAACCAGTTTACGGTTGGGTAAGCTATGATGTATGCAATGACTGCGGTAAGAAGTTCTCTGATTCTAACACTTTGTTAGATCATTTGGAGTGGGAAGTGGATAACAACGGTGGTAAAGGTTCATACCATACTGAAGAAGAGTATGTACAGACAGGCACAAAGACAGTACAAGATAAGGAGTGGGTAAAACCTTGGGATGAAAAGGTTAAAGATGGCGGTCACTACGAGTACAGATAATTAAATTCGACAGCAAGTATAAATCCTTAAAATAATTATTGGGAAGAGAGGGTTCTTTATGAACCCTCTTTTTCTATGCTAAAAATAAATATTACACTAAAGAAAGTATTCAATTTAATTATAATATATGTTATAATATAAACATATTAAAGAAGATATTTATATGAAAAGATACAGCCCCCGAAGAGGGTAGTTATGGCATGGGAATGCTCTGTAATCAACAAAATAAAAAAAGAGGTTAAGCATTAGAAAAAATTGCTTAACCTCTTTGTTGTTTTAATAATAAAAAATCTTTTGTGTTACGGTGTAATAAATTTTAAAAATATATTATCTTGTTTCCTTGAAAATCGGCAGGCAAACTAAAATGACAGTAAGTTTGACTGCATTTTATCTTGTTTTAACTTAATTCAAAATTACTCAACTGAATTTTTAAAATCTCAAAAACCCAGTGTTTAAGCCACTTTTAAGGCATTTTAAGCAATTTTGGCAAAAAATAAAAGGCGGTTAAAAAACCACCTTTTTTGGTCGAGGTGACAGGACTTGAACCTGCGGCATCTTGGTCCCAAACCACCTAATAAATGTGTGAAAAGCTTAGTGTTTATCGGACTTTTCAAGTTCAGTTGCCTAATATTTGCCTTGCATTTATTTTTTAGCTTATTTTACGATTGAGAAAATCATCAAGTTTTTTCGCAGGTGCTTCAGTATCATCTTGCATTAAATGCGTGTAAATGTTCAAGGTGGTTTCGGGTTTGGTATGCCCTAACTGGTGTTGAATGTAGAGAATATCATAGCCCGAATAGAAAAGATTTGTTGCGTGGGTGTGTCTAAGACAATGAGCTGTAAACGGTTCTATGACCTGCGGAATACCGTCGGGGCAGTATTTACTGCGTGGAGCAATGCCGACAATTTTGCCTTGCTGTGAATTGAATGCTTCGAGGTTTAGGCAATTGATGTAACTCTCCCACAATCTCCGCCACGCTGAATTTGTCATAAGTTTACCTTTGGTGGTTGTGACTACATAATCAAATGGGGAGTGGGGTGCAAGACTTTTCAGATAGTCTGACAGAACGGTCGGGATATCAACCTTGCGGACACCTGCTTCTGTTTTCGCTCCTGCTTTTATGTAAGAATTGTTTCCGTCAAGAACCAAAGTCTGATGAACATTTATTTTGTTGCGTTTCAAGTCAATATCTGCCCATTGCAAGCCGAGGCATTCACCTCTTCGTAGTCCTGCAAGCAACATAATCATTGCCGGCAATCTTCCTCTGTGCGGAGTGTTGATTATTAGCTTTTGCTCTTCAGGTGACAAGGCTCTGCGTTCTTTTTTCTTTGCCGCATTCTTTGATATTTTGACATATTTCAGTGGGTTGAAGTCGATAGCTCGGTTTTCAATAGCATACTCAAACACTCGGCTTGCGGTTGCGATGAACTCCTTCAGCGATTTTTTCGCTGTGGGTTTGCCTGTTGTTGGGTTCTTAGCGGCTAAGTCGAACACGATTTCCTGAAAGTCGGCAATTGTCAGCTTGTTGATTTTGTAAGGTTCAAGCTCTGTAAAATGTTTGAGATACCGTTCAAGTGTTTTGTATTGCTGTGGTGTTTGCAGTGACCTCTGAACCGTTAGCCAGCGTTTTTTCCAACATCCGTATGTATCATCAGATGAGATATCTATGCCTTTGCCGAGTTTTTGCTTTAATTCGGCGGCAAGCGTTTCAACCTCTTTTCGTGATGTGCCGCATACGGATTTGTACTTTCGTTTACCGTTTTCATCCCGACCGATATAGATGTTCTTCTGATAGCGACCGTCTTTTCGTTTTTTCATAATGTAATACACTCCTTTTGCTTAAAAAAGGGTGCAAAAATCCCCTGATATTCAATGCTTGAAAATTTCAGGGGATTGTGGTACAATATTATTGCTTTTAGTAGTATCACTGCACCCTGCGTGTGGTGGTTTCCGCTCTGACTTGCGCCAACAGGTCAGGGCGGTTTTTATTTTTATTTTAATTTTTATTTGCTATGAGCATTTTAACCTTTGCATTATAACTTACTTTATCGTTCTCATCGTAATGTTCACCAATTGTAAAATCGTTAATGCCAAGAATTCGCTCTTGATTTTCTTTAACAAAAGCTACATCTTCTATATGGAGATTGCCGACATCTAAACCGTTGACAAGCACCTTGATTGCAGGCTCGCCTTTATAATCGTATTCCTGTAACTGCACATTAAGCACTTTGCCTGCTTTTTTGTCGGTTTTGAGTTGTTTAAGTAACTTCTGCCTGCCCTGAAAGGTAACACCTGCAACTTTAAAAACTTTCGTGTGCGACTTGCCCGATTCCGGTTGCATCGCAGGAGTTTTTACCTCTGATTTTGGCTTTTTAAATAATTTTGATAATAATCCCATAATAGCCTCCTCATTGACACATAATGTCAAATATTATATAATAATATTCGAGGAGTTCCTACTTCTCTAATCCTTATTTTGACCGCTCACAGTTGCCGCTGTGGGGGGTTTTTCTTTTTGTTGATAAAATCTGCAAATTGCTCTTTTACCCGCCTTTCAAGCGGATGTAGGTAAAAAGCGTTTCTGCGTTCAAGCTCTGCCATTCTTTCCGCCCTGTAGGTTGCCGCCTCAAGGCTAATGTCACATAAATTTGCAATTGCAGCGGCATTGATTACTTGCATTTCGTGCAACACACAAGCCGGAGCTAACAAGTCCCGAGCAAATACATTTGCCGAATGTTCGGCATCATCAGTTATTAAAAAGCCGTTGCCGTCAGCTTTAAATAAATGCCCTAAGAAAATGTGTCCAAGCTCGTGTGCGATTGTGAATCTGCATCGCTGAGGAGATTGCTCATCAGCATAGACGATGTACAGCTTATCATCTTGCATCAAAGTTATTCCACTCTCATTTTCACTTAGCAGATTGACTGCCGAATTTTTCAGTAAAACAATGTCTGCTTGCTTTGCTATCTGACTGACTTTAACAGGCAAGTTGCTGATTCTGTAGTCGATTAAGCATTGCCAAGAGGCATTGCGCGCATTTTTATATTGTCCATAATTCAAGTTTTACCACCTCATAGGTATTGTAACCTATGGGGTGTTTTTTATTATGTACTTATAAATCTGTATCGTCAGGCTCAAACTTACTGAGATCAGGGAGATCAACTATTTCAATTGGTTGATTATTGCCGTCACTTCGTGCGGCTTTAACCGTTGGTATCAATACTTCATCTTCCACACCGAGCAATCTATCAACTGCAGGTTGCATTTCAGGGCTATTTCTGTATGCGATTATAAGTTTCTTTTCTTTGTCTGATGTTTCAAAAGGTAGTTTAACCGCATTGCAATTTTGCAAATCATTTATGCTAATTCCCAAACCTGCACAAATTTTAATCACACTATCAACAGCAGCTCCACCAATAGAGCCTTTAAGCATAGATCTAAGTGTGCTGTATGGTATTTCAATTTTTTTGGCAAAGGTTTTTACACTAAATCCTTTGTCACTTATTAACTGTTTTATGTAATCTTCTCTTGTCAAGTTAATCACCCTTTACTATTACTGATTGTAACACGCCGTTTACGAAAAATCAATACTAAAATGCGAAATTTCGTAAAAATATTTTTAAAAATCCGTTGACAAGTGCGAAATATCGTGTTATATTTAATACAGAAACACGAAATATCGCATTTTAGGAGGTGAAAAATCGTGTTTGACAAAATCGAAGTAATCATTTTTGAAAAGAAAATGAAAAAGAAAGAAGTTGCCGAGAAAATGGGAATTTCATACGGACAGTTTTGTGCAAAAATGCGTGGGGAATATCCATTTACGCTTGATGAAGCTCTCCGCTTAAAGTCGGTTTTACAAACTGATTTATCTATCGAAGATTTATTCGGTTCGGCGGCTTAACGAAATTCTTAAAAAGAACAGTAGGTAATACCACACAACTGCAGTCCCATTAAACGGACTTAGCTGAAAAGAGGTTGTACTGCTCAAACTGGCTCTCAGCGTTGCTGATGTTGAATCAGTCGAAATCGTTTCAGACAAAATTACCAACGAAAATTAAGGAGGTGTACATATGCCGAGAGAAAGACCTATCATCAATTGGGATGATATACCGTGTGTAGTAGATGTGCCGTATGTGGCACGATTGCTCGCTATGAATCCCGACCATGTTGCAAAACTTGCAAAAGATAACAAAATCCCTGCTTTTAAGATTGAAAAGCTCTGGCGCTTTAAGAAAAACGAAATTGAGCAGTATATAGAGGAGCACAGAAATGGATATTATTGCAAATAACCGCCAAAAGAAAGGAGTGTAACAAATGGCATTTAAAGATTTAGAAACAAAAAGGTCGCTAAAAAAAAAGTACCGTGACAGCAAAGACCAGCTTAAATACACGCAAAAAAGTCTTGCAAGCACCGAGCAGGAGCGTGACATTGCGAACAGCCGTCTGGACAAAACAAAAGCAAAGCTTAACAAGGTGACAGCCTTATATGTTGCCGAAAGAGCGAAAAACGCAGAACTTGCCCGCAAGCTCAAAGCCCTTGAAACGCCTGAATCCGAAACAATCGGCTTTGAATGTGTGGGGGTTGAAAATGCCAACGACTACAAGGTTGTTTGATGAAAAGAACATTTTGCGGACCTTAGCAAAATGTTTATCAAATATAAAGGTGGGAAAATATTTTGAATTACACTGATTTTATATCCTCAAACGGATACATATGCACTGAATCTGAGTTTGAAATTGCTAAGGCACACGCTAAGAACAAGTTGGCGGTTATTATCAGCCGATTTGGTGATGCAAACGGTGAACGCCTTGAGGATTATTACCTTGAACAGCTTATCAGGGAAGAACTCAGAGCTGAAAGAATTTCAAAGGCTTTATTTGAAATTCAGCTTGATAAAAATGAGAAATCCCGCATTGCTTGAGCATAGCAATACGGGACTAAACAAAAAGAAATTTAAACACCTATCATTATAGCATATTGAAGTGAAAAATCAATAGTTATAATCAGTCGAAAAAGGAGATATTTTAAATGTGTGAAGTGTGCAGAAGTACTCCGTGTAAATCTGCTTGCCCTAATGCACCAAAACCACAAGTTATGGGATATTGCAGAATGTGTAATTCAGAACTCAGATCTGATTATACATATTTCAGAGATACAAACGATGACATTTTCTGTTCTCGAGAATGTGCTGATACTTTTCATGGCATTACCGAGGAAGAATGGGAAGGAGATTAAACCTATGACAAAAATTACAGAACCCACCAATTCACCGGAGATGCAAGAAACAACTGTTCTTGCATCGCTTAATGAGGTTGCAGAAACCGAATCTGAATCATCATTGATACAGGTAAAGCAGATACCTGTTATCATTGAAAATCTCAAATCAGTAAAATCTGTGATTGAAAAAAAAAGTGAATTCAGCTTGTGAGATGGTCTGTACCGACGAAAATTACAAAGAAATCAAGAAACTTCGTTCGGAACTCAATAAGGAATTTTCTGAGTTTGAAAGTCGCAGAAAAGCGGTTAAATCGGAAATAATAACACCTTATGAGGCTTTTGAAACAGTTTACAAAGATTGCGTGTTATTGCCTTATAAGAAAGCTGATTCCGCCCTTAAAGGTAAGGTTGACACCATTGAGCAGGGTCTTAAACAGGAAAAGTACGAAAAATCAAAAAGCTATTTTGATGAGTATTCAAAATCACTCGGTATTGATTTTGTGGCATATGAGCAAGTTAGTTTAAACATTACTATGAGCGTATCTCTCAAAAAGCTTAAAGAAACTATAAAATCTAACCTTGACAAGATTATGGATGACTTAAAGCTTATCGCAACGCAGGAGCACAAGGACGAAATCCTGTACGAGTATAAGCGGTCTTTGAATGTATCGGTTGCAATAACTTCCGTAACCGAGAGGTACAAGGCTATTGAAGAAGAAAAAGCAAGGGCAGAAGCCGAAAGAGCAGAGCGTGAAAAAGCCGAGCAGGCTGTGAGCAACACTCTTGACGAATATGAACCGTTTGTTGCAAATGTGCCTGAAGAAGTTGCTCCTCCGGTTGAAGAAATATCAGAACAGCCACAGCAAGATGAAAAAGTTCTGTCATTGTCATTCAAGGTTTACGGTACAAAATCACAGCTTAAAGATTTTGCACTCACTGTTAAGCAGTTAATCAACGAAAGGGGATTACGCTATGAGTAATTATAATAATCAAAACAATCAGATTCAGCAGAGAAAGCCGAAGTTTTCGTCAATGCTCCAGACACAGGCTTTTCAGAAAAGTCTTTCAAACTCAATGAAAGACCCGAAGGAAATTCAGAAATTTACGGCGGCTATCACATCTGTGGTGAGTACAAATCCTGCACTCGAAGAATGCGATGCAGCTACAATTCTTTCGGCGGCTCTTTGCGGTCACTCTCTCGGACTTCCTCCGTCACCACAGCTCGGTCAGTATTATATGGTCCCGTTTAAGGACAGAAAGAATAAGCGTACAACAGCTACATTTGTTCTTGGCTATCGTGGCTATATTCAGCTTGCTATCCGTTCAGGACAGTATAAAAGACTTAATGTGGTGGAAATCAAAGAGAGAGAACTTCTTAATTGGGATCCGCTCACAGAAGAAATTACAATCAAAATGATTGAAGATGAAACAGAGCGTGAAACAGCTGAAACAATCGGATATTATGCTTATTTTCGCTATGTAAACGGCTTTGAGAAAGCTCTTTACTGGAGTAAGGATAAGATGAAACAGCACGCTATGAAGTATTCAGCCGGATATGCAAGCGATGTCAATAAGGGTACAAGTTACACTTTTTGGGCAAAGGATTTTGATGCTATGGCAAAAAAGACAATGCTCAGACAGCTTATAAGCAAATGGGGTATTATGAGTGTTGAAATGCAGACAGCATATGAAGCTGATAATCATATTATCAATGCTGACGGAACTCCCGATTATGACACCGATACCATGATTGATGCAGAAGTTCCTGCTGAAACACCTGAAATTTACAATTCATCTTCATCTGAACCGGATGAAGAACAGTTCTCTATTGATGATCTTGCAGAATGAAATGATTGATTTAGAGATAATAAGCACAGGCTCTAATGGCAACGCAGTCTTTCTTGACGGTCAGGTCTTGATTGACTGCGGAGTGCCGTTCAACAAACTTGTTGAGTGTGAAGTGGTTGACCGAGTTAAATATGTTTTTTTAACTCATCAACACGGAGACCATTGTAATGTTGCTACTCTAAAGCGACTGCTGTCCGAACACCCTTGTATTCGGATAATTTACCCCAATTATCTTTGCAAAAAGCTTTTTTTATTAGGTGATACCTCCTTTCAATACAATTCTTTCATAGTCGCTCAGGATAAATGGTACTCAATCAGCAATATTACTTTTTCAGCAGTACCACTTCGGCATGATGTTCCTAATATCGGCTGGAAGTTACACTTCAACACTCAACAGGGGATATATAAAGTTATATACGCAACTGATACATCGGAAATCGCTCATATAACAGCTAAGAACTACGATTTGTATCTTGTAGAAGCTAACTACTCAAAAACAGAATTACTTAATCGAATAAAAGATAAACGATTGAAAGGTCAATATGTGTACGAAGATAGAGTTCTTCGTACACATTTGAGCAAAGAAAAGTGCGATGAATGGTTGTATCAAAATATGGGTAATAACAGTTTCTTCGTTTATATGCACCAACATGAGGACTTAGTATGATTACATCAGCGAACATAGTATCTTATGACGGATATAACTTAATAGTAAGACCGCATGAGCGTATCGGCAGAGAACTTGCACAGAAACAAGTACATGAAATTGAACTCAGAATTGTTGACGGACGCACGATTTCTGCCGAACAGCGAAGAAAAATATACGCAATCATCAGAGATATAGCATTTTGGTGCGGAGATAATCCCGAATGGATTAAAGAATATTTCAAGTTTAATTTTTGCGGTGAATTTGGCATTGAATACTTTTCGCTGTCTGATTGCGAAAAAAGCGTAGCAAGAGATTTCATAAGCTATCTGATAGATTTTTGTTTCTACCAAAATATCGGAACAAGAGATACTCTGCTTAATGTTACAGATGATATAGGCAGATACTTGTACAGTTGTCTTGAAAATCGTAAGTGTGCAATATGCAATGCACCAGGTGAAGTTCATCATGTTGACAGAATTGGTATGGGGCGAGATAGGGAACAGATTGTACATATAGGATTAAAAGCTATATGCCTTTGCAGAAAGCACCACGATGAAGCACATCGGCACGAAAAAGAGCTGTTTGATAAGTACAAAATCTACGGTATAGAGCTTGATGAATATCTTTGTACAAAGCTGAAACTTAATACAAAAAGAAAGAGGTGATACAGTGAATGGCTGGACAACCAAAGCGAGGGCTTGACTTTGCGGCTTGGGATGTTCACTTGTTCGATGATGATGAGAGATTTGATGTGCTTATTGATGCACAGGGTTGGGACGGCTTTGGAGTATTTTTTTGGATTTGTACCAAAGCTTATGCAACAAATGGTTACTATTATGAGTGGCGAGAAGAAACCAGTGCTGCCACGATAGCGAAACGAATGAGCGGTGGAATTAAATCAGATACGGTAAATCAGGTAGTTAAGCTTTGCTTACGAATTGGGCTGTTTGATAACGGGCTGTTTGATAGGGAGAGCATACTGACCAACAAAATGATGCAAGAACGATATATGTACGCTATCGAAAAACGCTCCGTGCGAGGTCGCACAATAAATAGATTATATTGGCTTTTGAAAACGGAAGAAACAAAGGCTTATATAGTTATACCTGAAAATGAGCATAATCTCTCCGAGAATGAACATAATCTCTCCGAGAACGACACAAAGAAAAGTAAAGTAAAGGAAAGTAAAGTAAATAGAAATAATTATTATGCGATGCCGTCTGCAAATGCAGCCGACACCGCCGGTGAAAATATTTTTATTACATTACCTTTGAACGATAAGAGTAATTATCCAGTTTCAAAATCTGATGTTCAGCACTACAAAATTTTGTATCCTGCTGTTGATGTAGAACAACAATTGCGTTCGATGTTGGGGTGGCTCGAAGCTAATCCGAGCAGGAGAAAAACAAGAACCGGCATTAAAGGTTTCATTACTAAATGGCTTAATAAGGTCCAAGACAGAGGAGGTGTAGGATATGGATTCAATCCAAGCGATAATGTCAAGAATAATGTCACCACAGCGAGCGGAGGAAATTATCCAACGGGCGAGAAAGTCTTCTAAAGAACTCACTCCGAGAGAAAAAGCCGAACAAGAAGCAAAAGTGTTTAACTCAACACCCGGTAAGCTCATTGGCTATGAGTGCGAGAAATGTATGAACCGAGGCTATATTTACCGTGTAAAGGCAGGCGAAACGCCTTTCGGGCAGGTTACATATGATGTGGTTGCTTGCAAATGTGATTGTATGAAAATTCGAGATGAACTTCACAGAATGCAGAACAGCGGTCTTCAAAAACTTCTTAAACGATATACTTTTGAAAGTTACAAGACAACCTCAGATTGGCAGAAATATGTGAAAGATAAAGCATATGAGTACATTGACAAATGCTCTGATTGGTTCTTCTTCGGCGGTCAGCCCGGTTGTGGAAAGACACATATATGTACGGCTATTGTCGGAGCATTACTCAAAAAAGGCAAAGCACCTAAATATATGCTTTGGCAGGATGATATTACCAAAATCAAGCAGGCATCGAGTAATTTAGAGGTGTATGAAGCTCTCATAAATTCATATAAGCAAGCGGAAATTCTTTACATTGATGATTTCTTTAAAACTCGCAGGGGCGATTTTGTCTCAACAGCTGATGTCAATGCTACATTTAAGATTATCAATTACAGATACAATGAAGGATTGCCGACTGTCATAACATCTGAATTATCACTTGAACAGATTTCGCAGATTGATGAGGCTTTAGGCAGTAGAATTTCAGAAATGGCTAATCCGAAAATTTTTATTAAAGCCGATAAAAATAAGAATTACCGTTTTACGAGAGGAAATGAAAATGATGTCTGAAGCACAGGAGCAATGTAAACTCATTAAATGGGCGGATAAATGTGTGCAAATGAAAATACATCCTGAACTTTCAATGCTGTACGCTGTTCCAAATGGTGGCAGAAGAGATAAAGCCGAAGCCGCACATCTTAAAAGGCAAGGAGTTAGGGCAGGTGTTCCGGATTTATGCCTTGCTGTGCCAAAAGGTAAATATCACGGCTTATATATTGAGCTTAAAGTCGGCAACAATAAGACTTCTGAACATCAGGATAAATGGTTGCAGAATCTTTCACGGTGCGGATACGCCGTAAAGGTATGTTATGGCAGTACATCAGCAAAGCAGACAATTGAAAAATATCTGCAATTGGGTGATTGATTATGAAATTGCAGGTTTGTCGAAAGTGTAAACACGAATATCATCCGTGTAGCATACGGAAATGCCCGTACTCTGAAAAAGGTTTGTACATCTGCGTTTACTGCTGTAAGCACTGTAGGTTTTGCAAGCCCGTAAGCACAGGCTTTGTCTGTGAATTTGAAAGGAGAGAAAGCATTGAAAGCGAGAATACCCGTTAAGCTGAAAAGAGAGACTATGGCGGAGATTAACCGCCTTGCAGATAGAGAATATCAGAAAGTCAAGGACAAGGAAATTGCGGACGCCACAAGGCGAATTTTTAAGACGATTGTATTTGCTTTGTATAAGGATTTCGGCTTTGGCCGTGATAGATGCGCAAAGGCACTAAAGTCTATGACCGAAATAATTGAACACTCTGACACTGACGAAGTGTTTTGGGAGCATATCGACCGTGTGGTTATCGACAAGCTGAAACTTGAATTTGAGAAGCGGGACTACACAGACAACGGAAAAGTTGTTAATTTTGAAGGAGACGAAGAAAATGATTGATTGTACGAAAACTACAAACTACTTCAGCGAAAAGAAAAGAATGGGTAGACAGGCGAGCGGAGTGTGCAAACTTAGATGTACAGATTGCCCTATGGGCATGAGGAATAACGGCATAGGTGTTACGTGTTCGGATTTTGAATCATCTTACCCTGAACAAGCAATCGAAGTTGTTCAGAGGTGGAGCGACGAACACCCACAAAAAACTTATTTGAGTGAGTTCTTAAAAAATCATCCGAATGCTCTGCTCAATGATGACGGAACACCCACTTTTTGTCCTTATAGATTAGGACTTATGGGTGCAGATGATTGCAGAAAAGACGGTAACTGTGTAAAGTGCTGGACTCAGCCTATTGAGGGCGGTGAAAAGTAATGGACTTAGAAAATGTTGCTATAATGCGACTTCGTGAGGGAGCAGAAATAAGTAAGCATTACTATGATAAACCGCTTATGCTTTGTTATTCAGGAGGCAAAGACAGCGACATTATTTTAGATTTAGCCCTTAAATCAGGCATAGACTTTGAGGTTCAACATAGTCACACAACGGCTGATGCTCCCGAAACGGTTTACCACATACGCAATAAATTTAAGGAGTTGGAATCTAAAGGCATTAAATGCAACATTGATATGCCAAGATACAAGGGCAAGCCGACCTCCATGTGGTCACTGATAGTGCAAAAAGGTATTCCACCCACAAGGTTAGTAAGATATTGTTGTGCAATTCTGAAAGAAACAGGCGGTAAGAATCGTGCTATTGCCACAGGAGTGCGAAGAGCCGAAAGCACAAAAAGACGGTCGAAAGGAGTTATTGAAACCTATACTCCTAATCCTTCCGATAGAATTATCCTTAACAATGACAATGACGATAAGAGG